TTTATAACTGCTTTAGATATACCTGTAGGCAGTCAAGCAAGTTCATTAGTTCGTGAAGTAAAAAATATGACTGGTGCAACTTTAACAAAAGGTACAGTAGTTTATATTAGTGGAGCAAATGGAAACAAAGCATTAGTTTCAAAAGCACTTGCTACAACAGATGAATTAAGTTCTAGAACATTTGGATTGTTACAATCTAATATTTCAAATAATGGGTTAGGAAATTGTGTTATAATTGGTGATTTAAGTGGATTAGATACTTCAGCTTTTACAGAAGGAGTGCAATTATATTTAAGTGGAGTAACTGCTGGAACATATACATCAACAAAAACATTAGCACCTACACATTTAGTTTATGTAGGTAAAGTAACACGTTCACATCCTACATTAGGACAAATTGAAGTTGGAATACAAAACGGTTATGAACTATCAGAAATACACGATGTAGCGATTTCTAGCGTTGCTAATAATCAATTATTAAGTTATGATAGTGTAACTTCACTTTGGAAAAATAAAAGCGTTACAACAGCTGATATAGCAGATAGTTCAAATAAAAGATACCAAACAGACAACCAACAAAGTTATAACGATGCTACGAGTTCAATTCAAACTCAAATAAATTCAAAAGCAAATGATAATTCAGTAGTAAAATTAACTGGAAATCAAACAATAACTGGTCTTAAAATATTTCAAGATATTACAAATTTTTCAAACCCTTCATCACCTACAAGAGGAGTTGAATTGTCAGATACTTATTTAAAATTTTATAATGGTGCTGCCGGTGAAACTTTTGGTAAAATATTATGTGATAATATTACAGATGTCCAAGAATATCAACTACCTGATGCGAGTGGAACTTTAGCTTTAACAAGTCAAATAACTTCAAATGGAGTTGGAAGAATTTTAAATGAATTCCCAGCATTTGCAGTAACTGGAACAGTATCAGAAACTTTTTACAATTCACCTACTGCAATTACACCTTTTATATTTTCGCCAAATACATTTCCCGCAACTTGTATACCTAACATAAAATTAAAATTTAGTAAAACTGGAAGTGGAGGTACTTCTACTGTTAGATTAAAAGTAAATACTACTAACACTACAGTAGGTGCTGTAACAATAGCAACGTATATTATGACAGCAACATCAGTTACTGCAGTTGTAAATAGAAATCCATTAATTAAAAGTAACCTTTTATCAATTATTATTGCCACAAGTAGTTTACAATCAGACGAATCTTCAACTTCAATTACTGAAACAAGTACTGCCTTTAATACATCCAGCAATATGTATTTATTCGTATCAATACAACAAACTGCAACGACAGATACTACAACTTTTCAATCTATAAAAATAACAAACTAATGGAACAAATTTATACAATAGTAGACAAAACTGGAAAGGAATTATATGCGGTTATGCATATTTCAAATTTAAATGAAAACGAAATTGCAATCNAGGAATTAAGAACAGAAGAAATGGATAACCCATATTTTGATTTTCAAACAAGAACTTTTTATAATAAAATAGATGAGTAGACAACAATTTGATACAATTTTAAATAAGTTAATTAGCAGAAAATTATTAGTTTTTGCAATAGCCTGTATAGGGTTGTTTAATCAAACATTAACTTCATCTGATTGGGTTGTTATTGCTACAGCTTACATAGGAATTGAAGGATTTACAAATATAGTTACACAATTAAAAAAATGATTAACAAGATTTTAGATTTAAGGCAATCACTATTAACAGGAACTTATTTTATGGTTACATTTGCTAATGTTGATGTTGTAATGAAAGTTATTGCTTTTATAATAGCTACAGGATATACCGCAAGAAGATGGTATTTAATGGAAAAAAATAAAGAAAATAATGCAGGATAATTTAACTATAGATAGAATTTATAAATCACATCCAAAGATTAAAGAAGAACTACTTTCTTTATATTTACAATGTAATAATATGTTGCCTAAAAATGTAAGGTTACGTTTTTCTTATGTATTTAGAAGTCCTGAAGAACAACACGCTTTATTTTTAAAAAGACCCAAGGTTACTAATGCTGATTCTTGGCAATCAATTCATAATTACGGACTTGCTTTTGACATTGTTTTATTGTACGATAAAAACAACGATGGTACTTTTGAAACAGCAAGCTGGGACAACGATAAAAATTGGCAAATGGTTGTAGCTTTTTTTAAGTCTAAAGGTTATGAATGGGGTGGTGATTGGAAAAAATTTAAAGATGCACCACATTTTCAAAAAGATTTTGGTTTTGATTGGAAAACATTAAAACAAAGAATAGACAAAGGAATAACTATAGTTGAAAACGGAATTACATACCCTAAAATATAAGTTATGAAATATATATTATATATCATATGTGGTGCAGTTTTATTTTCTTGTGCATCACGTAAAGTATCAGTAAAAGAAATTAAAAAAGATTCTATATCACAAATAGAAACTAAAATTGTTACAAAAGAAGAAACAAATATTTCTATTAAAAATGATATTTATACAGATGAATTTACTATAACTCCATTAGATACTTTAAAAGATATTGTAGTAAACGGTATAACGTATAAAAACGTCGTTTTAAGATACAAAAAAGTAAAAGATAATAGTTTACATATAGAAAAGAAAACAATACTTAAGAATGAAGATAAAAAGCAATTAGTTAAAACTTCTATTAAAACATTTAAAAAAGAAATAGATAAAAAAGCTAATTACTTTATTTATTTGTGGTTTATTTTAGGAATTATAATTTTATATTTAATATGGCAAAACAAACGATTGTTCTTGTAAAAGAAGATAAAAATATTAATAGACCGAATATACATAGTAAGTCTAAAAGTTCTAAATTAAAATCTTCAAAGAATTATAAAAAAATTTATAAAGGTCAAGGTAGATAATATCTTGTTAATAAGTAATTACTTTTTTTAATTTTAATGTTCTTTTTTTTATATAAATTTGTGTAATATTTAAAACCAAATAATATACATATAAAATATGAAATTAGAATATATAGTTAAATGTCAATATTACGGTGTTAGTAAAACCTATAATAAAGTATTTTATTCAGATAAAGAATATTTAACATTTAAGAATTGGATAAATTCTAAAAGAGGTTATACAAATACAAAGTTCTTAAAAAAGACTAATGAAGATAATAATACAAAACCATTAGTAGAATTAGAAATTAAATTAAATAATAAATTTAAAAAAGATACTTTAAAAAAATATTTATTAAATAATAAAAAAGAAGTAATATTTTATAAGTTTATATATTGTTTAATTGAAGATGAAGAAATAGTTTATGTGGGTAAAACTATAAACATACAAAGTAGAATAGTAACACATAAAAAAGATGAATTTAAAAACTTTGATAGCTTTTCAATAATTGCTAAATTACCAAATGAAATTTCTGATAGTGAACTTTTAAAACTTGAAGAAAAATACATAAAGTTATTGAAGCCTAAATATAATATTATTCATAATCTTTAATGAAAAAACCTACACGCAAATCATTAGTAGTAAAATTAGATACAATCTTTAGCCAATACATAAGACGTAAAGATGCTATAAATGAAATAGCTGAATGTATTACTTGTGGTAAAAAAGACCATTATAAAAAGCTGCAGTGCGGTCATTTTCAATCACGTTCACATTATAGTACACGTTGGGACGAAAACAATGTAGGAGTACAATGTTATGGATGTAATATTTCACGTTCAGGTGAACAATATAAATTTAGTCAATATCTTGGTAATAAGTTATCTGAAGAATTACATATTAAGTCAAAGCAAATAGTTAAATTTGCCGATATAGATTTAATAGAGTTAATAGAACACTATACTGATAAAGTAAATAGTTTATAATTTGTTTCTTGTTTTTCTTTGTTTAAAGACCCTGTATTAATAGTGCAGGGTTTTTTATTTTGTTAATGGAATGTTAAAGTTTTACATTTAATTTTTTTATTCAAAATGTAGTTATATATTTGCTCCATCAAACAATAACAATTTAAAACAAACATTATGAAACAAACATTAAAAAATTTCGGATTAGCTTTATTATTATGGGCAGGTTTATTTACAATGCAATTATTAATCACTAACTTTATTTAAGATGAAAGATTTATTAGATTACAACAGATTTAGATTAGAAGCAATGCAGGAGCAAATTTGCAGATTAGAAAGTCACATTTCAACATTAGAAACTTATGTTTTCGAATTAGCAGATTTAGAATGTCCTGATGAATACAAAACAATTATTAAACAAGAAATGTATAACTTTAAAACAAATTAAAATGGAATTAACATTAAACCAAAAATTATCTTTAATTCAAAAAGAATTTAAAGCAAGCAAATCAAAGTTTAACAGCTTTGGAAAATACAATTTTAGAAGTGCAGAAGATATATTAGAAGCACTAAAACCATTTAACGAAAAGTACCAGGTGAATTTTACAATTACAGAATCAATAGTTGAATCACAATTTTTACAATTTCCAATGTTATGTTCTACAGCTTCAATAAACGATGATTTAGACACTATTTCTGCAACTGCTATAGTTGGTATTGATTTAGAACAAAAAGGAATGCAAATGCCACAAAAGTTTGGTTCTGCATCAAGTTATGCTAAAAAATATGCACTTGGTAACTTACTTTTAATTGATGATACACAAGATTCAGATGCAGTTAATAAGCACGAAAAGACTGCTTCTAAAGAAGAATTAAAATGGTTAAATAAAAACACACCTGAATTTAATAAAGCTATTGAATATCTAAAAAATGGTGGTAATATTGCAACTATTGAAGGCAAGTATAAAATGACTAAAGAAGTTAAAGAAGAATTAACTAAGTAAATAAAACTGAATAGCTGACAGCAGTAAAACAAGGTAAGCAAATAAAAACACAATAATATGGGTGCATTAATTAATTTAAGTTTAAGAGTTGACAAATTACCAAAAGAGAAGTTTGTTCAAGGTAAAGACGGAGCTGTTTATTACANTTTT